ATATAATTACTACTCACTTACCTTTAGCTGCTGTACGTTTTGAATTTGAAGCTTTATTAAACATTAAACGACAGCAAGCTAATGCTGATGAATATATTCTTTGTTGGACTGATGGTAAAAACTTTCGTAAAACTGTAGATGAAACTTACAAAGCAAATAGAAGAGCTACAAATCATCGAGTAAAACCTGTAGGATTTAGAGAAGCTAGAAAATGGGCAGAAAGTAATCACCCATCTGAGTGTTGGAAAAACCTTGAAGCAGATGATGTTCTTGGTATTCTGGGTACTAGAGGGACTTATAAAAACACAGTTATTTGGTCAGGGGATAAGGATCTTAAACAGATTGCAGGTACTCACCTAGATAACGAGGGAAACCTCTACGAAATCACACAAACAGAAGCCGATGCCTTTTTTTACCGTCAGTGTCTTATCGGGGATACCGTTGACGGTTATAGTGGCTGCCCTTCTATTGGGCCGAAAACGGCAGAAAAACTCATACCCTTGGAAGGATTCACAGAAGCCTCCGCATGGAGAGTGGTAGTTGAACAGTATAAGAAGAAAGGTTTAAGTAAGGTGCAAGCCCTGAACCAAGCTAGGCTTGCTCGTATTCTTCGTAATACGGAGTACACCTTTGATGAAGTTCAACTATGGACACCTCTAACCCTAGCTACTACGGATACGGAGAAGACGGAGTAGTTGAATGTATCGACTACATAGATAGCCATGCCTTCGATTTTCTTGAGGGTAACGTAATAAAATATGTTACTCGTTACGAAAATAAGAATGGACTAGAGGATCTTAAGAAAGCTAAATGGTATCTTGATCGTCTAATCCAGAGAGAAGAGAGAAAAATGAAGCCGCATGACTTATCTTTATATAATTCCCTTATCGAAAACTCAGATGATGAAGAGCACCAACGCCCAAAAAGTCAAGCACTGGATGAGTGAAGCAGGTCAATTAAATGGCCTTGATTCATCTACTCATCATGCCCCTGACGTGGTGGATCTTCAATGCAGTTTTATTGATGAAGAGTACAACGAATTAGTCCAAGCCTACGCTAACGGTAGGAGAGACGAAATCATCAAAGAAGCCGTAGATCTTATCTGGGTAAGCTATGGTTTATTACACCTTCTAGGCATAGATGCTGATGAAGCGTTTGGAAGAGTGTACGCTTCTAACCAGACAAAAATACCTTTTGAATACGTAGACGGTAAGGTTCAAAAGGGTAAAAATTATCAACCTCCATCATTTTCAGACCTATGAAACTTAAAGAAGCTCCACTTAACCCTTCAATAGCCATGACTGGCAGGGTAGAGAGTTGGCTTGAGAATCCTACAAGACGCTATCCAGTGTCATGCACAGTTTTTGTGTGTGAAGACACAATGGATGAGCATAAAGACGGATTGGAAGGGTCGTTCTTATTTGCTAGTAAAGCATTAAGGTATGGTGCTGGAGTTAGTATCCACCTTTCAAAGTTAAGAGCAAAAGGTACAAAGAATGAACATGGAATGGTCGCATCAGGTCCATGCGGATTCATGGAGATCTATAGCAAGTTCAACGAAGTCCTTAGAAGAGGTGGTACCTACAGAAATGGTGCGATTGTTAATCATTGTGATTACGACCATCCTGACATTATTGAGTTTATTAATTATGATCGGAGTCGAATACCTTGGGTTAAACGTTGCGTTAATGTTGATGAAGATGTAATCAATAAGCCTAATGTTCTACACGCAATAATGGAGGGTGCTAGGAAGGGAGATATATGGATTGTTAAGAAGCAATATGATTCAGATGGTGAAAGAATTTACCATAATGTATGTCAAGAAATATTACTTAAGAGTAGAGATACCTGTTTACTTTCTCACGTAAATTTGGGGATGACTAAGATCAATGAAATTGTTGATGCCTTTGCAGATGGTATGAAATTCTTATGTGAACTTCATAAGAAAACAGGTGTTGATGAATCATCTATTTATGAGAAAAGAGATAACCAAGTAGGTCTTGGTGTATTAGGTTTATCAAACCTATTAGCTATTGAAGGTGTTACTTATGCTGAGTTTGTTGCTTCATTAAGACGTTGGAACTTAGGAGTTAAGCGTTATGAATCAACTGCTGATGCAATTGTAGGTGCCATTGGTGTCGGCTTTCTAAAGGCAGCAGAGGTCGCTAGGTCTTATGATATGTCGAGAGCATTTACAGTAGCTCCTACAGCCTCCTGTGCGTATCGTTATGTGGATAGAGAAGGTCACACCACCTCACCAGAAATTGCTCCTCCAATTAGTAGGGAGGTAGACCGTGATAGTTCTACTCTTGGGGTACATAATTATAAGTTCCATCCGAACTGTGAAACATCACAGGAAGTAGGTTGGGATACATTTTTTGAACTAAATGCAGAGTGGCAAGTTCTTATGGATAAAACCAGACTAGGACACGCAATCTCTATGAATTGGTGGAGTGATATGACTACTTTTGATAGGCAATTTATGTCAAGATGGTTAAATTCTCCGCTAAAGAGTCTATATTATTCTTTACAGGTAATGCCAGATACACAAGATAAAACAGACGCTTACGCTGCCCTTAGTGAAGTAGATGTTGACGAGTATCTGAATGAAATATTAGCTGATAAGCCAGAACCCACTTGCGATTGTGCAGAATGAGAAAGCATCCATATCAAAAGCTTCTAGAAAGGAAGCGTACTTGGACACCTGTTCAAACTACTAAAGGAGAACTACGTCATGGAGCAGAAGAAGCCATCTACCGTGCTCTTGCAATACGGCACATGGAACTACCAGTTGGCAATTTCATATCAGAAGCTCTCAAAGAGATTCCTGACTTATCTAGAGAACTTCTACAATCAAACGTAAAGGACGAAGAAAGACATGACCTTGCTCTTCATTTTGTCACTCAGGCTCATGGTGTTGATGAAAAAGCTGAGACCGAAGCAATCCGCTTACGTGATGCTTGGATGGCTCACCCCGATCACACTATCCTTAAAGCACTGGTAGCTGAACGTGCAATCTTCTTTGTTATTCTGCCTTTCTTTAGGTTTAATGGTGATTCTGGTCTCCGAACGGTATCGGCTGATATTTCCAGAGACGAACAAATACACGTGGCCGCTAATAGCCTTGTATGTAACGAGTTGGGCTTATCTCCTAGTCAATCTTTGGATAAACTTAGGAAGGCCACAATTAACTGGATATTTGAACCCTTGAAAAATTCAGAAGAACGCTATCTGAATAAGAAGTTTTGGCTAGATCAGAGTGATAATCTGATGTATGCTGGTAAGGCAGAGGGTTTAAAAGATACACAAAGAGCTAGAATGCCAGCGTTCTTTGAGACCAGCAATTCAGATCTACCTAGCTATGCCTAACAAAAATTGGTTTGACAGACTTTTTAATCCTTATGATTTTGCTTATGCCTATGCAGAAGTAGATCCTGTTATAGAGGATAAGAAGGAAGAAGAGGAACTATTCAAACAATTCTTTGAATGGAGGATTGGTAGATTCTTTAGGAGAGCTACTAAAACTGTAAGTAAAGCAGTAGGAGGTGTAGTTAAAGGTGTAGCAAAAGCAGTAGATAAGACTGTTAACGTAGTTAAACAACCTGTTCAGTACGCAGTTAATAAAGCTATAGCTGGAGCTAAAGACGTAACTGGTATTACTGCTGCAGAAAACGAAGCTAAGAAAGCTACTAAAGAAGCTGAAGCTGAAGCTAAAAGAGCTACAGAAGAGTACAACAAGACTGCTACTGATATAAACAAAAACATCAAGGAAAGAGAAGCCGCTTATAAACGTCAAGGAGAGGAAGGAAAAGCTAAGGTATCTGCAGCTCAATCAGCAGCTTCTGCAGCAGCAGTTTCTAGAGAAAAGGCAGCAAAAGAAGGTAAAGCTAAAGTTGCTTACGCTACTAAACAAAGAGAAGCTACTATTTCTAAAATACAACAACAGAAATTAAAAGATGCAGCCTCAGCCGCAGCTAAAGCTAAATTAGTAAAAACTAAATCAGCAGGTCAGCCAGGAATTGCTGGTACTACTGTTAAATCTGTAAGTGGTTTAGGTGGTACAGGTAAAACTGGTTCTGCTAAAGGTAAGACAAAAGGAGTAAGAGATAAAGCAGGTAAACTATTAATTGGATAGAATGATACCTACCTTAACTGAGGATATAATCAAATACTTGGAAGAAGTCTATCCAGATCAGGCTCCAGATATTAGTATGGAAGAGAAACTTATTTGGTTTACTGCTGGACAGGTGGCGGTTGTACGTCATTTGAAAGAACAGTATAA